TGCGTGAATCATCTACAACAGCAGAGCTTAAAGAAAGACTTGCTGAACTTGGTTCTTTACCAATTTTAGAATTACCTCAAGTAGAGCGTAATGAAAACAGTCCTAATTTTGGCGAACCTATTATGGTGGCAGACCCAGAAACAGGAGAAATGATTCCTCTTGTTCTTTATTCTATTAGCTTCACAGGTGCAACAGACATGAGTAGCACACGTACTACTGTTACAGACGAAATGCTAAAGAGAGAACTTGCAAGCAGAGCAATCAACTTCGAAGACCTTATTGCATTATAATAACAAACATAATAGTGGGCCCTTAACAGGGCTTGCTATTGTTATTATATATAGGGTGGGAGTTTTATTGGGTGGGTAATCAAAAACTCTACATATATATAAGGAATAAAAAGTTTTTACGGCTATGAAATAAACTTTTTGTGCGTTTAAATGATGATGAATAGACCCTCAAGCTATAAAGGTGTCTAATACAACAAGTGTTGAATATGGTATTCAATACATTTATATAGCATTAATACATAGAAAGCAATGAGTCCAAGAGAAAGAATGATAGAACAAACTACTAGATTTGCAATAGAACTTCTTATTAATAGGAAGTATAGTCTTATAGAAGCATATAATAATGATCTTGTTTCTTATGATTTATATGAATGTTTATTAATGGATATAGAACGAGATTTATATGTCTTGTCTGGTGTTAGTATTGATGAACTATTTAATTAGAGACTTGTTCTCGCTTAATACAAACATTTGTAATACCTGAATAGGTAACACATAAAAGAAAGGTAGGAATAGACATAATATACATTGTTGAAGTATCCTTTTTATTACATTTGTTTAATACACATTTCTAACGGTTGTTAGAAATCCCTTGTTTAATGGACTGTGGGTTAACAGAACATCTTAATGTATCATTCTAGTTTCCCAAGGACTAGCAATTGTAATATACTACAGAATAGGTAAATAGGCATATCGCTGAATAACTTACAACACTGTGGTAACAAGAAGTAAGGTTGGAAAATGTGTGCACAACATGGACCATAAAACAAAGTTCCTACTATTACAATTGAATACAGAGGGTAATGTATCATTCTCACGTAGATATAAAGACTTCTTAATTAACAACGAAAGTTGGTACACAAAAACAAATATGTTAAGATGTGAAACTACACTGATTACCAATTGAACAGCACTGAGGTGGTAAGTAAAAGGTCAGTAATTAGTCTCCCAAGGGTGAGCAGTTGTAATGTAAACATTAATCCCTAAGCAAGGTAATATGTAGCCTTGTTACAACTGAATACAGAGGGAATTAATTCTAGTATAACAGGATGGCTAGACATCATAAAAAACTTAATAACTTCCCAAGTTGTTGAGGGCACCAGTTTCTTTGAAGCTATTAAAGATTGTTTTAAAACAATATAGTATATCAAAGTTTTAGGTGTAAAACACAAATCAATTTAAACATAGAAAACATATGAAACAGAAAATCACAAAAGAATTAACTCTCAATGAGACATTTGAGAGTCAGATTGCATCTATACCTAAAGAATTAAATGTTGTTAATGGTACATATTTAAGTTACGTAGGTGAAAACTCTCGTTTAGCCAGAAGAATTAAAGCTGGTAAAACTAATGGTAAGAAATATAAACACATTGAACACTAACAATTTAATCAATCAATCAAATTATGAAAGTATTAATCCTTATAGCTATATATATAGCTTCATTTATTAGCGTCTTTATGATGCTATCATTCGTTGGTTTTATCTTTGGATATAACTATTTAAATGTTCTCCATAATGATGGATGGCAATGTATATATTCCATTCTTATTGGCTGGTGGATAGCAATATTTCCAGCTAGAGAATATTATGTTAAACATCAATTTCATTTAGATAGAGTGACAAGATAATAATATTGCTCTGCCAAGGGCTGGACCTAAGCATGTCTATAAAACTGCTCTCACAATTTAATCATAGAAATCATGGATACAACAACCATATTAATTAATGTATTAACTAAATCAATAAAAAAGAATGGTGAAGGACATGTTCTTACACTTGGTCATCTATTAAATATAGTCGAGCTTATTGCTGAGATAGAAGAAAATCAAGCAATGAATGATGATATATATCCATACGATTCTAATTGGGACTAATTATTAAACAAAGAAATCATGTCAGAAAACACAGAAAGAAATTTAAGCATGTATATAATATTATTTATACTTGCAATGGGACTATTATCAGCATTAAGCTCATGTAGTTCAAGAACCTATTCAAATAGTCATTCAAAATGCTATTTTAAGAAATAAACTAGAAATCAATTAAACACTTAGAAATCATGAACAAAAAATTAGCAGAATTAAAGAATCGTTTACAATTCTTATTAAAGAAATTAGGATGGATTACTGAATCATCTAAAGTTAAATTAAGTTATTTAGCTGGTATCAATAGACCAATTAATCCTTCACAAGTAACAAAGTTATGTAATTCACTTATGAAAATGGGTAATGTTAGACCTGTTATAGTATGTGAGATTGACTTTCTTAATGGTACAAAAGGACATTATATATTAGATGGTCAGCATTTATTTAATGCATTGTTGAGACTTGGTTGGGAAATTCCTTATGTAGTAATTGATGTTAAAGATAAGCAAGATCTAGTAGAGAAGATTGCATTATTAAACTCATCATCTAAATCATGGACTATGCAAGATTATGTAGTAGCATGGGCTTCATTGAAACCTGATTATATAAAGCTGAATAAATACTTTCAGATATATGATATAGAAATTAGTATCCTTGCTGGTATTCTATCTAATGGAAGAGTTAGTAGTGCAGGTGATATAACTAAAACTATCAAAAATGGAGAATTTGTTATTCAAGATGAAGAGTCAAATCTATCTATAGTAAATGGTATTACAGATGTTTTGAAGTTTATTCCAAGAATGAATAGATTTGAGAATCGTTATGTTTGTTCTGAATATGTTAATTTTAGAAGAACAGAAGGATGTAATTATAATCATAAATCATTTCTAAAAAATCTTGAGGATAACAAAAAGCAATTCATTCTTGCCACTCAGGAACAACAAAAATTATCAGACATGTTTAGAAAACTATCAAAATAAAACAATGAAAACAATTCAATTATCAATTCATGAATTCTATGACTTCAAGGAAGTTGCTAAGAAATTCAAAATCTTATTCACATGCACAGTGATAGCAGGAATAGTTCTTGTTGATGCTGATGCAGTAATGTTAGACTATATAGGTTATTAGTTATGAGCACAATAGAAGTGGTGTTATTATCAGCATTCACATTAGTGTTATCATTAGCTGTAATCTTGGGTTTTATTATATTATATAAAACAGTAAGAGGAGAAATGTAATCATGACACTAACAGGAGAATTAGTATTTAAAAGTTACAGACCATTAGAACTAGAACTCTCTATGTTATTCGTAAGAAGACATTATGTTGGCAAAAGTATAGAGCAAGTAGAAATATTTGCTCTTACTAAATTACCAAAAGATAAAGATGAGTTCATATCTATTAATGGTCATCCAGTGGAACTGTATGTTATGCATAATGAATACAATGCAACAGAACCAATGGTACAACCAGAACAAATAGGTTGGTTTGATGAGGGACCAGACACAGAAGATTTACATGACATTACACTGAAAGAGATTAACACTATTCTCAATCATTATGGTGGTTATGTAGATGTTGAAGTGGATGAAGATTATCCAGACATTGTTGTATTAGCTGAAGGTAAAGCAATATTAAGCTTTATTGATTCATATGTTGATGAAGATGAAGATGATACATGTGAGAACTGTGGATCAGATGATTTATATTACAATTCATCAGGAGACATTAGCTGTAACAACTGTGGCTATGAAGATAATGATAGACAATTATTTAATGATTAAACTTAGAAATTATGTATATTAAAGAAATTATTTCTCAATCTAGAAGAGATTTTGAAGCACAATACGAATGTGAACATTGTGGACATTCATACAAATCTAGTGGTTATGATGATCAATATTTTCACGAAAAAGTTATTCCAGGCATGGAATGCCGATCTTGTAAAAAGACAGCATCAAATGAATATGTTCCATTAGCAACTAAATATCCAGAAGGATTTCAAATTTAAAACTTAGAAATTATGTTAGTATTAGAATTTTCAACAAACAACAAAGAATGCAGTGCTAAACAATTAGTACCAGAGAAAAGAAAAAGAAACAATGGTACAGTTGTATTAAACAATCATAATAAGAAATACTCATATAGGCCAAGTGCTGAATATGAGAAATATTTATTGCAAGTAGGACACAAATAGTTATATTTGTATTCTATATGGGGGTGACAGGAATAGACAGGATGATTAAAGAGTAAAGCAACAAGCAGTGGGATGAATGGTATACCACTATAAAATGTACATTCAAGCTATAACAGGCAACAATAACGAAGCGAAAGTTGTTTCTCTAGGAGCAATGACTTTCAATGATGCAATCGCAATGGTATCTAATACTGTTGAGTTCGAATTAGCAGCATAGTGTTAAGGTTTAGATTTGTACCTTAAACAAATGCACGAAGACAGTTATGGGTATAGACTTTAAACGAACCTTTTGGTGGATTTCAACCTAACCAGTTGAGCCTTTTACTAATCAAGTAGAGAACCGTGAGTTGAGGTGTGTTTACATGCTATAAACGAGCAAACGTCATACTACTAGATTAAAGCTTGTACAATTGTTTTATGTCTGACATGTTTGGACGGGGATTCGAATTCCCCCACCTCCACTCAATTATGATTGATTGATGATTAGTGTTTATTAACCAGGTAGAATTAAGTTTCTATCTGGTTTTTTTATTTAAAGAAATGTACAGAGGCAAATTTAAATACCCAGAGATTAGAAGAAAGTATAAAGGTAATGCTTATGCATGTATCAATCTATTTATAGAAAAAGAATCAATCATTGATGATATATCAACATTAGATCAATTCATTAGATTAAATAGAATCAACAAAAGAATTGATGAGATATTAGATTATCAAATAGCTCATTATGAAAAAGCACATACACTAAAAAAATAAATTATGAATAAACAAAGATTTAATGTAGGTGACAAGGTCACTTATAAAAGCAGTAATGACTGTCATCATAAAGATAGGAGCACAGGATATTATTATGGAGGAGATAATCAAGGAGGATTTGTAGGAACTATAACAGAGGTTAACTATTATAATGAATCTCATGACTGTTATAAAATAGAAGTTACATCCAGACATGGTTGGGATTTCTCAATGTTAGAACGTGAATTCTTAGAATATGATCAAGAAGTTACATTAAAACATCAATTTAAAATAGGAGATGTTGTTTGTGGTCATGTTAATTCTTCTAAAGTTGGCACAATTATAGGATTTTCAAAAGATGGATTACGTTGCATGGTTGAAGGTTGGAGAGGTGGACATCATGGTGATAATGGTTCTGATTATTGGTACGATCATGAAGGTGAGCCTGTTGAATATTATAAGGGTAATGATAGATACTATTTAGCCATCAATGAAATACAAAAAGCTCCTGTTACACAAGTTCCTGCTAAACAAGAATCATTAGTAGGTAGAACAATCAGATTTAATAGAACAGTTTCACATTGCGCTGAGCAAGGTGATTGTTATGTTGTTTTAGAAGATACAGAAGATGCTGCAGATGCACTTAACTTAAAAGGTTATGGTACCTTTGATAGAGATAGACTTGTCAATGGAGATTGTGAATTAATGCCTAAAGGATGGGTTGAAGAGAAAGATTTAGTATTAGGTTTTTGTGAAATAGGAGATATTGTTGTTAGTTTAGAAGCAATGCATGGAGAAAGAGACGATGGTGACATGTTTGTAGTGTTAGAAGACTCATCAAAAAAATGTTTGTATTACAAATATAATACCAACTCTACTAGACCAACAACTTGGCGTTTAGCAACATTAGATGAATCACAACGTTTTCACGAAGGTGTAACTAATATATACAATTCAGACATTTCATCTAAAGATTCTGATTTAAAGTATATGATTGAGATGCAAGAAGAATGTAAAAGGAGATTTCCTATTGGTTGTAAATACATAGGTGTTGGTAATTCTCATGAGGTGACTTTAATGCAAGATGATTATACATATCGAATTCATGAACAAAATATATGGGCACATTCAAGTGAAGGATGTTTATTTAAAAACGGTCAATTTGCAACACTTGTATCACTTCCTGCAACTATATCAGCTTCAATGAGTATAGGAAAGGATTTCATTCCTCGTCAGGAATTTTATATGTCAGTGGATGCTATTTCTGGTAAGGATTTTCATATATCAAGTAGTTATGTAGAATTATATAAATCAAGAGGTAGTCTTGTACATCAAAAATCAATAATAACAAAGCGTAACAAAAAAAGTATTAAATTAGTAATCAAATAAATAAATAAATAAATCAAACAATTAAAATTAAAAATCATGGTAAAGTCAGAATTAAGTAGATTTGTAGCAGCAACAATTGCATTCATCACAGGTGACACAGACACAGCAGTGGCATTAAAGAATGAAAGATTAGGTAGAGCAAGTATTAAAGGACAATTGAGTGCATTAGAAGGCAGTCTTGTTAATGCAGAAGTTAATGTAGAAACAGCTAAGGAGAATCTTGAGAAAAAGATTTATCCTACAGTGTTAATTAGTAATCAACAATATTACTACAGTAATATCATTACAGCTCAAGAAGAATTAAATGATGCACAAGATCAATTAGATAGCATTGTTGCATCTATTGATTATGCAACCAACTTGTTAAACACCAAGTTTTAATTAATTAAATGAATTACATATATTTGTAGACATGAAAAATAGTAAAGTTAAATTAGTAACCTATCAGATAGGTGTAAACATTATCGGTCAACCTATATATGTAATTCATAAATTATTTGAAGGAGTGGTAAATAAATTCATGAAATAAAGAAGTAATGAATGATAAATCATGCACTATATACCATTTAGCTTGTAATGAATGATTTATCATACACTATTTAGTACTTTAGAAAAAGTTACTTTTAAGATACTAAAATCACTTGCTTGAAGATAAACAAATAACTATGAATTGGTAGATAGGTATGGTTCGATTCCTTCCTAGTCAACAAAAATAGTCAGGTAGCTCAGTGGTTAAGAGCAGGTGGTGCGGGAAATGTATTGATACCCAATCTATCGGACACAACTAATACAAGTAAAGTGTAAACACAGGTTCGAATCTTGTTCTGACTACAAAATAAAGGTTATGAAAAAAGAAAAAACGTATTTTGATGGTATAATGGTTGGTTTTGCAATTACCGCAATAATATACTCGGTATTGTTAGGTGTTGTAATAAGAATGCTGACACATTAATAATTAGTCAGGTGGCGGAGTGGTTTAACACAAGGTAAGACATCTCATAGATGGCTCACTTATTCACAGGTTCGAATCCTGTCCTGACTACTAAATAATTAAAAGTTATGGAAGATAACATTATAAGCAAATGGATATTTAAATATGGAAATGAAATTGTTAGAAAAAACACTGAAGAAAAATTAGAAAAGCTCATGAAAGAACAAGAAATAAAAGAAGCTGCTGAAAGATATGCAGAAGATGACCCTTACAATAGGTACGAGAAATGTTTTATTAATGGTGCTAAATGGCAACAAGAAAGAAAGTATAGTGAGAAAGAAATAGGTTTATTAAATAAAATGTTTGAGCTTTATTGGTATGAAAACAATAGTCAACATCCAGATAATTTAGAAGAATGGGAGTTATCTAAAAAAATAATCGAACAATTTAAAAAGAAATAATTATGAACAAATGGGAATTAAAATCAGAATTAATAAATCTTTGTGCTAAATGTGCAGGGTTAAAACCTTCAACTGCTAAATCATATGCACGAAAGTTTTTTGATAAAAGTACAGAAACTGATGATAGCTGTATTAGTTGGTATACTGTTAGACACTGGAATGAAAAAACTAAAGAAGTTCAAAAGTTAACTCAAGCGTTAAACACTTTAAAACATGGGTTGATTAAATCTGACACTTGTATTTTAAAATTAGAAGATGTTTCATATGTTGATTTTAAAGAAGACGTAACTGAAATAACAACTAAAAGTGGAAAAGTTATCAAATATGGAAAAGGCTTTGAATATTTAGAATATGTTTTTAAATATAATAATAGAGATTTATGAAAAATCAAGGAAAAAAACCAGAACAAATTGCAGATAGCACTCTGACAATAACGATATGTGCTATTGCTATATTGTGGTTAATTGCAGTTTACGTAATGACACATTTCAGTGCCTGATATCTCAATGTGTAGTAGCAACACCTGTCCTCTTAAGGACTCATGCTACAGATTTACAGCAACACCTAGTCCATTTAGACAAAGCTATGCTGATTTTAAATATGATGAAGTTGCAAAAAAATGTGACCATTATTGGAATAATTTAGAACATAAAAAAAATCAAGAAAGACATGGAAAAAACAATTAGAGAATGGTATGAGGAACTTCCTGAACCATACAAAACTGAGGCTCTAGCAAATTGTGAAAAACAATCAACACTTGATTGGAATACAGCAGATGCTACTTGTAATAAACTATCAGAAGCTGTAGCTTTTGGATTTTTGTGGCAAGATACACCAGAAAATGAAAACTATTGGCAAGAAGTTTATGATACATTAGAAGCTGATGAATTTGATGAAGAACATGATGAAGAACAACAATATGAAGCTGATGAGTTTAAGAAGAATCGTAGAGAAGACTGGGAATTAGAAGCAGAACAAGAAGACAAAAATAAAACAGAATTTGAGGACTAATATTTAAACAATGAAATTATGTATTATAAATATAATGAAAAAGAATTACGTTTTGAAAAGAAAATAGTTTCACTTGCTTATATGATTGTTGTAGGACTTGTAGTCTCTATGGTGATTGGATTTGCATTAGGTTATTTCGCTGGTAAATACCAACCGATTGAAACACTATCAGCTAAAGAGAAGGTAATAGTTATTAACACTATGGACCCATTTAAAACAGATAGTCTTAAATCATATCTTGAACAGTTGAACGTAAAGTTTGCTGATGTTGTTTATGCTCAAGCACAATTAGAAACAGGTGGTTTCACCTCTAATATATTTAGAGAGAACAACAATCTATTTGGCATGAAGCAAGCAATGAAAAGATCATCCACTAATAAGGGAGAACAGTTTGGTCATGCTTATTATGATACATGGAGAGAATCAGTTCTTGATTATGCTCTATACCAGTGTAGATACTTATCAGATATAACTACAAGAGATGAGTATTTGCAGTATCTTAGACAAAATTATGCTGAGGATCCAAATTATTTTAATAAACTATTAAAAATCTTAAACAATGGATAATACAATCAGGGAAATTAATGCTGAGTCTGCTAACCAAGAGTTACAGATTCAGCTTGTTAAAGCACAGAAGTATAAAATAGCATTTGAACAATTAGTAAAAGAAGTTGAGTTCTGTGCACATATGAATACTATTGTAGCCTGGAAGACTCTTCCGTACGTACTTAGTTATATTAAAGAAAAGAACAACATTAAAACTTAAACCAAGAAGGCAATGATAAAGTTTTTATTAAAGTTTGTGGAAAAACCACAACCAAAGAACCTCAAAGAGGTGATTAAAATTAACATTGAATATCAACCAGTGAAGGTTGAGTTCAATAATGTAGGAACTTATAACTCTAATCCAGATGAGAGAAAGTAATGTAGATAAATTTATCAACTCAATGCAATTGAAGATTGATATAATGAAAGCAGAAATTAACGAGTTAGGCAAAGATGATAAGATTGCTATAGAATTAGCTAAACAATACACACAAGGTCTAATGACAGCATTAAGAACATTTAAAATATTAAACGATAGATAGTTATGAATGAAGTAGTTATATATTTAAAGACAAATGGAAAAGACAGCAATAGAATGGTTGGTTGAACAATTAAATCCATCAATAACATTACAACAAAAGTATATTGATGAATTAAAAGAAAAAGCAAAACAAAAGGAGAAACAACAGATTATTGATGCTGCAACTTGGGGTGCTAACGCTGAAAATGGAGAACAATACTATAAAGAAACATTTAAATAGAAACAAATAAAAGTACCAATATCATCTCATAGTAATCTTATTAAACTTATTTGATAGTTTCAATTATATTACATATATTTGTTTCATAAATTATAAACTTATGAAACGAATAAACAACTTTGATGATGATTACTTTGAATTGATTGATAGTGAAGAAAAAGCTTATTTCTTAGGACTATTATTTGCTGATGGTAATGTTTACACTGCTAGAAATAGAGTACAAATAACTTTAGCTAATGAAGATGCTTACATATTAAAAAAATTTGCTGATTGTATTGGATACACAGGTAAGTTATATATTGATAGAGAGAAATATTCTAAACTTATACTACCAAGTAAAAAAATGTGTGCAGATTTAACTAAGTTAGGATGTACTCCTAATAAATCTTTAACTTTACAATTTCCAACAGAAGTTCCAGAAGAATTAATGAATCATTTTATTAGAGGTTGCTTTGATGGTGATGGACATGTAAGTAGAAGAAATAGCTGCTTCAATACAAACTTTACTTCTAGTAATAATTTTATGAAAGAGTTTATAAAACTCTTAGATTCACTTAATGTAGAATACACTACTCCTTCAAAAAGATATATTGATCATGAAGAAAGCGCATATCAAGTATACATTAGAAGTAGTTCTCATAGTAATTTCTTTACTTATCTTTATAAAGATTCAACTTTATATTTAACTAGAAAAAAAGATATTGTAGATCTTCCTATTATTATAAAAGAAAAGAAATTTTGTAGTAAGTGTAGTGAGAAACATTTTGCAAAAGGGTTTTGTAAAAGTCATTATAGAAATAATTATTTTAAATTACATGGAGTATAACTTAGAAGTTGTCATTTTCGACATTGAAACCATGCAAGAAATGTTTCTTGTTGGTGTATATTACCCTGATGGTAGAAAGTATTATGAATTCGAAGTTAGTGCGTATGTTAACCAACTAGATGCCTTTGTAAGGTTCACTGAATCATATGATGACTGCTATTGGGTTGGTTACAACAATCTGCGCTTTGATAGCCAGGTGGTTGAATGGGTTCTTAGAAATCATGATAAGTGGAATGAACTATCATCATTAGAGATATGTGCTAAGATTGCACAGAAAGCTGCTGATGTTATTCATGATGCTAATTATGATGTCTTCCCAGAATATAGAGAGTATGAACTATCATTAAAACAGTTAGACTTATTTAAGATAAATCATTACGATAATAAAAATCGTATGGTATCATTAAAAAGGTTAGAGTTTGAGATGGATCTTATTAATATTGAAGAGATGCCAATACATCATACTAAAATCAATATGACTGCTGAAGAGTGTAAGCTAACCAGAGACTATTGTAAGAATGATGTTATGGCAACTTATGAATTCTATAAGGTTACCACAGGTGATTGTGAGCATCCATTATACAAACAGAACAATCAGATACAGTTGAGACTTGATATACAGGAGGAATTCGGTATACCATGTCTTAACTATTCTGATAGTAAGATTGGTGATGAGATGATTAAGAAGTTTTATTGCCAAGAGAAGAATATACAATACAATGAATTACCAAAGAAAGCAACTTTTCGTAAAGAGATTGTTGTAAAGAATTGTATTGCTGATTTTGTTACATTTACAACACCACAGTTAAAAGAGTTCTTAACTCGTATAAAAAAACTTAAGCTAGGAATAGCTGATGAATTCAAAGAGTCCATTAACTTTTATGATAATGTTTATTCATTCATGAAAGGTGGTTTGCATACAGAGAATAAACCTAAGATATTTGAAGCTGATGATGAGTATTTGATTATTGATTGGGATGTGTCTAGTTACTATCCTGCCATCATTATTAACAGTGAGAAATATCCTGCTCATTTAGGTAAAGAGTTTCTTAGAGGTTACAAACAGATGTTTGAGAAAAGACTAGAGCTTAAACCATTAGCTAAGAGTGATAGAAAGATTGCTGGTATTGTAGGAGCTTTAAAGCTTGCTGTCAATAGTGTTTATGGTAAGAGTAGTGATATGCAAAGCTGGATATATGATAGACTATTAACTATGTTTACCACCATCACTGGTGAGTTGAGCTTAATGATGTTAGTTGAAGCATATGAATTAGCTGGCATACATGTCATCTCTGCTAATACAGATGGTGTCACTGTTAAAATACAGAAGACACACGTTAACAAGATGTTTGAGATTAATAAGTGGTGGTGTGAACTAACACAGTTTGAATTAGAACGTACAGATTATCAAAAAATCATTTTCAGTACAGTGAATGACTATTTAGCAATAATGACCAATGGTAAGATTAAAAAGAAAGGTGACTTCCTTACAGATTTTGAACTACATAAGAACAAGTCTGCACGTGTGGTCCCAATTGCTCTTGAGCAGTGGTTTGTTCATGGTGTACCTGTTGAGACTACTATTCAGAATCATAAAAACATATATGATTTCGCTCTTCGTCAAAAAGCAAGCAGAAGCTTTCACTATGAAGGTTCTAGTAAATCAGGAAGAACAGTGTACAACAAACTGATAAGATATTATGTATCTAATGTGGGTGAGAAGTTATGGAAGATAAAGAATGAAGACTGTGATACTAATGCTGCTGAAGTCTCTCAAGTGGAAGCTGGTGAATGGGTTTGTCATGTATGTAACTATTTAACTAAAGGTCATCCAATGAGTAATATCAATTATGATTATTACATTGAGAAGGCTAATAGAATAGTTAGTAAGATAAAGCTTGAAGGCAGAAGAAATAGAGTGGTTGTTATACCTAACCAAATATCAATGTTCTAATGAAGTTTATAAGATTCTTAATTATATGGATAGCAAGTAATCTTTCTATTCCTTTCTGGATGGTTGGTCATGTACATTTAACAACAAATGTATATGATGACATAATAGAAATTATAGCATCTTTTGGTATGAACGTTATTGTTGGTATAGGATTTTGGTTAGATTGGAAACGCAATAAAAAAGATTTTTAAAATGAAGATTAACAGATTAAACATTAGTGATGAATTGATAAAGTATCAGTTCAACATGATTGGTAAAACATTTCAGGAGGCAGTAGCTAATCCTGAATGGATTAAAGAATGGTCAATGACAAAAGCACAACATGATGAATTCAAAGCATATGCTGTTCCCCTTATAAAGAAGGTTTTTAAGTGTAATAAGAGTAGAGCTGAAAATAATTTCTCATGGTTTGACCTTCAGTTTGGACTAAAAATTGTTGACTAATTAAAGAATTATTATTATATTTATAGCCCCTTTAGTTAGGGGCTTTTTTGTTTACATTAATTAAAGAAACAATGGAAATATTTAAAGAATTAAAAAAACTTGGTTACATACATTATTCTGCTACTACAATAGAAGAATTAGATGACTTACCATTAAATAGTGCTGAAAGAATTTCAGAACAGGCTTTGGTTTTGAGATGGTTTAGAGAGAAGTATGATTTACATTATAAAATAGAGCCTACTATAAAAAACAAATATGTATCTTATGTATCCAAAATAGGTTGGGAATTTGTTGATATGGTAAATACTTACGAAAAAGCAGAACTTGAATGTTTAAAGAAATTAATTGAAATAGTTAAAGAAAAATTAAATGAGCAGGACTAAAGAATGGTTATTAGAAGATTGGGAAAGAGACTATGAGAAAGATCTCATGTACAAAATGGAGAACCAATGGAACATGGAACAAGAATACTACGAGAGTATTAGAAAACCAGCACAAATAATTGTAGATGATCAACGCATAATTAAAAAGGAGGAATATGAAACTAGAATTAACAACTTACCATTTTGATAAAATCATTAAAAATGGTTATTCATTAGATATAATATTTTTATTACTTCTAGCTGAGAAAGGTATTGATGTAATTTTTTATTGCAAATCATCACCAAAACTTGAAGCTATGTGTCAGAACCTTATTAGAAAAGGTTTGATCACTGAGTGGAATCAAGTGACACTATCAGGTAAAGCTGTATTAGACTTCCTCAAATTAGAGGATGTAAAAGAAGTTGATCTTGTAAAAAAGAAAAAGATTGATACTGAGTTTCAACGTTGGTGGGAAACCTATCCTGGTACAGACACTTTCACTTATAAGAATAAGAAGTTCTCAGGAACTAGAACCATTAGAGTGAAAAAAGAAGAATGTAAAGCTAAGATTGATAAAATCCTTGAGGAAGGAGATTATACAATTGATGAAATTATAGAAGCATTAGAGTTTGAAGTGTTACAGAAGAAAGAAAATTCTATCAAGACAAAGACCAACAAACTTACATATATGCAAAACAGTTTTACATATCTAAATCAACGTACATTTGAACCATTCATTGAACTAATCAAAGAAGGTGAAACAATTAAAGAAGAACAAATAATATCAGGAGGTACAGATATATGATGTTATCACCAAAAGAAAAAGCAAAAGAGTTAGTTGATAAGTTTATAATTCATACAGATAGCGATTGGGAAACAAACGATTTATATGATGCTAAACAATGTGCATTGGTAGCAGTTAATGAGATAATGAAAGCAGTTGGTTGGAAGAAAATGAAATTAGGAGTTAATAGAGATAGTTATTGGGATGAAGTTAAAACTGAAATAAAAAAGTTATGAAAACATTAGAAGAAAGATTTGAAAATATAAATATGTTAGTTTATCCAAATCGTGGTGACAATAATACAAAGATGGAAACTAATCAGGTTGAAATATGTGTCTATATAGCAGAGGATTTTGCTATTGATTTTGCAGAGTGGTGTACTAAGTATAGAGAACTAAACAAAAATAGTTACGGTGATATATTATATGCTAAAAGCAAATACGATGATGAATTTTTAATTGAAGAACTATTAGAAATGTATAAAGAAGAAAAAAATAAAGAAGAGAAAGGATTATGAGCACAACATTTGGAATATTAAAATATGGATTAGATAAGAATAAAATCTTTGATGAAAATGGAGAAATTTATCCATACATAGATGAAGATTATTGTTTTACAGCAGTATTTTTTAGAGGTAGTTATAATCGTTGGATTTTAGATTTAGCAAGTCATCTACCTGATGATACAAAAGTTTATCCATTAGATAACTCTGCTCAGGGTATATACACCATAGGAGATTGTAGAAAATATTTAGAAGAAGAAAAAAATAAAGAATTATGAAACAGACATTGTATGACACACTCAAAGAAACCTATGAAAAACAAGGTTTTATAATTGAAGAAGATTCATGGATAGAAGTTGTTGGATATAAAAAACCAACACAAGAATATTGGTTTGATGTAAGGGTTCCAGTAAAAGGTAATAAAAGAATAACTCTTCATTACTATTTTAAAGACAATAAAAATGTATTAAATAAATTTAATATGTATGCATCAGAATTAGTTCTTGAAGAAATAAACATAGAAAAAATATTTTAATATGAGTTTTGAACATTTAGCAAAAGAGGTAGAACAAGGTCTATCAGATAAGAACAATGGAATCCCTATGGGTTTCAACAGATTGAATAGATATATTGGTATTCGTAAGAGTATGTATTTCTTGGTAGGTGGTAACACTGGTTCTGGTAAGACAAGTTTCATTGATGATGCTTTTGTTCTTAATCCATTTGATTGGTACATCTCTAAAGAAAACAAGAGTAATATCAAACTAAGAATTATCTATCGCTCTATGGAGAGAAGTAGAACATACAAGCTTGCTAAGTGGGTTGCTAGAAAGATCTTTCTTGATCATGCTATCACCATTAGTGTTCCTAAGTTATTAGGTTGGACAGAGAAGATGTCTCCAGAAGAATATCAATTGTTCTTGAGCTATGAAGACTACATCAATAAGATGACTGAAGTTATTACAATCATTGATGGTCCAGAGAATCCTGTAGGTATTGCCAAAGAACTTAAAGCACATGCTTTAGAGAATGGTAAGATAGAACAGCTTGATGAGTATAACAAGATTTATGTTCCCAATGATGAGAACACTATAACTATTGTTGTTATTGATCATATTGGTCTATTAAAAACTACACAAGCTCAACCTACTAAGAAAGAAGCTATTGATAAGATGAGTGATGAATTGAGATATGCCAGAGATTTCTTTGGTTACACTCCTGTAGTTGTAAGTCAGTTCAATAGATCTATATCTAATCCAATGAGAATCAAGAATGGTGATGTGGAACCACAACTAGAAGACTTTGCAGAATCATCATCTACACAGAATGATGCTGATGTAGTGCTTGCGTTGTTTGATCCTATGAGATATAAAGTACCAGATCCTTCAGGATATAAGCTTGATCAGTTAAAGGATAGTTATGGTGCAAAGTATTTTAGATCGCTTAGATTGATTAAGAATAGCTATGGTGAGGATGATGTTAGAATAGGTCTTGGTTTCCTTGGTCAACTTGGTATATTCAAAGAACTACCTAAAGTTAAAGATATGTCTGATGCTGACTATAGTTCTGTTACTAATAAAAGTTATTTCTTAAGAGAACAATAATGGATAAAGAACAATATTTCCATGCTGTACAACATAACCAAGCAGCAGTTATGTATGAAATGTACAAAGAAAAGTTTGATGCAGCAAAGCATAAACCTTTTTTACAACCTGAGCAATTCATGATGTATTTACAATTGTCAGGAATGATGAATCAAGCTTTTGAAGCTGCATGTCATTATTATGAACAGAAGTTTGACATCACTAAATTATTTGATAAAACTGGTAAATTAATAAGATTTGTATGAGTTTAAGAGATGAAAGGCAAGCACAGTTTGCCAACAATTGGGTGAACAGTGATAGATACTCCATATTGAATTTGTGTCCAAGATTTGGTAAGATAAGAACTAGTATTAATATACTAAAGGCTATTAAGCCTAAGAGCATTCTTATTGCTTATCCAGATAATAAGATTAAAGATTCATGGAAGGATGATTTTAAAGCACTGAAGTACAAAGATGATAAGGTGACTTATTCTACACATCTATCATTAAAGAAGTTAGTTGGTAATAAGTATGACATCATCATCATTGATGAAATACATTTACTATCAGCAGCACAGATAGAAGTTTGTCAAGAACTCTTTATTGGTAATAGATGTGTTCTTGGTTTAACAGGAACTTTATCAGGTCAGACAGAACAAACTCTAGATGAAGAACTAGCTTTAGAAGTATCAGCACACTATCCAATAGCACAAGCTATAGAAGAAGGTGTTATTGCAGATTATGAAATTACAGTGGTTAGAGTGGCACTGGATAATAAAACACTTATACAATACAAAACCAAAAAGAAGACAGAGAAGCAGATGTTTGACAGTTATGGTTGGGTTATTAACAATATGCAAAGATCAGGTGGTAACACAATGTTCTTACGTTTGGCAAGAATGAGAATTATTCAGAATAGTATAGCTAAATTGAATAAGACAAAGGAAATTTTAGTTAAACATTTAGATGAACGTATTCTTGTATTTTGTGGTATAACAGCTATAGCAGATGCTCTGGGCATACCTTCCTATCATAGTAAGTCTAGTGAAAAAGATGTATTTCAAGACTTCACTGAAGGAAAAGGGAACCATTTAGCTGTTGTGAAGATTGGTAACACAGGGGTTACATACAAACCTCTGAACAGAGTGATCATTAACTATTTTGATAGCAATGGAGAAAACTTAGCTCAAAAGATTAATAGATGTATGGCAATGGAGTATGATACTCCTGATAAGAAAGCGCACATTTACATTATTACATCTTATGAAGAAGTAGAACTTAATTGGCTAAAGAAAGCGTTAGAGTTCTTTGATAAAACAAAAATAAAATATGTGTAATTAAAATAATTATTCGTATCTTTAATAACTAAATAAATTAAATAATTAAAACATGGCAAGCAAATTAATTGGAATTGTTGGTGCAACAGGCACAGGAAAATCAACAAGCATTAAACACTTAGATCCAACTACAACCTACATCATTAATGTAGCTAAGAAAGAATTACCTTTCAAAGGATCAGAGAAATTGTATAATGCAGAAAACAAAAATTACAAAGAATTAGATGATGCAAATGAAATCACTCGTTTGTTGAAAACTATTTCTGAGAAAGCAACACACATTAAAACTATTGTAATTGAGGATTCAAATTACATTATGGGTTTTAACATGGTAGCAAAAGCTACTGAGACAGGTTATACTAAATTTAGTCTTATGGCTAGAGATATGGTTGATCTTTTCAGAACAGCAAGAATGCTTAGAGATGATCTAACAGTATTCTACTTCACTCATCCAGAAACTATCGAAGATGGTAATGAGATTGTTGGTTACAAAATCAAAACTGCAGGTAAGTTAATTGACAATCAGGTTTTGCTTGAGGGTTTATTAACTGTATGTTTGTACACTCTTGTAGAAGAGAAGAAAGATGGTACAGCAGAGTATAGTTTTATAACTAATCGCTTTAAGAAGTTTCCAGCAAAGAGTCCAGATGGAATGTTTGCAGAAACAAAAATCCCAAATAATCTACAATCAGTTATAAATAGTATTAACGAATATTACAAATAAAATTATGAGAGACTACGATCAAAATCAACCAGTAGCAGAGGAACAAAGAAGTGTTTATGAAGTAACAATGCCAGTAGAATCTATAGATATTCAAAAGAGAGAGGTTCGTCCAACACAAGACTATTTAAGAGATTATGAAATCTCTATTAGATTCTTAAGTTTAGGATGCATAGTTAGAATAGGATGTAAAGAAATAGCATTTGCTTCAACAGCAGAAGCAATGGGAGAAGTTAATGATTATGTTAACAATCCAGAATCTTCAATACAGAAATATAACAAATTATTCAATAAATAAAAACAATTTAAATTAGAAAACAATGAGTTCAATAGGTGGAAAGAAAAGAGAATCTAGTAGTAATGATTCAAGCTTTAGCAAAAAAGTAGGTTTATTTGAGGCAAATGTAGTTGCTATTAATCCTGATGCAGAAGAGTATAAAGAAATCTTAGGTATGGAATTGAAAGAAGATTCTAAAGCCTTGGATTATCTTGGTAAGAGTCAAGATGGTAACACAAATTTACGTGTTGATATTTGGTTAGAACAAGTTAAGACAGGAGATAAATTCAAAGCTACATTCTTCTTAGAAGATAAGGTTAAAGAGAACAAAGATCAAACTAAGAAGCAGTATATTAACGCTGTAGGAACTACATCATGGGCTGATGATCCTAATAATTTGCCAGAATGGTTCTCTAAAAGAGAATATCGTCCAGCATTTATTGGAGAAGATGATTTTTATGGTTTCTTGAAAACATGGTTAGGTAATCTTGATTATAGAGATGCTGACACTACGTTACAAGTTGACTGGAAGAAGATGATGAGAGGTAACTTGAATGATCTTAAATCTCAAATCAATGGTGAATGGTCTACAAATATTGTAGCTCTTGCTACTATTAAGACTGTTATCAAAGATGACGAGATTAAAGAATATCAAAACATGTATACAAAAGCATTCTTACCTGCATTTTCTCTAAGACAATTCAGACTTGTAGACTATAAGAATGACAAAGTGTTAGATGGTTTACGTAGTAAGAAAGCAAAAGACTTAAAGCCTCATGAGAAGTTTGTAGTTAATGTAACAGGAGAATATGGTTCTAAAGACTATTTCACTCTTACAGACATTAAAGAATACAATGCTGATGATAATTTAGTTTCTTCAGATGCTGTACTTTCAGATGATGGTGCTGACTATTAGTAATTAAATACTAAAGAGCCCCTGCTGAAAGGTTAGGGGCTTTTTTATTCATTAAAATTATGGCTATACAAGGTAAGAAAAAATTAACAATATCAATAGATGACGTTCTTAACATGATTAGTCCCTATGATATATTTAGGTATTATATGCCTGATAAGTCATGGAAACTTAATAAAGCTACATATTCTCCATTCAGAACTGAAAGGACAGAATCATTAATCATTGGTAACAGATTTGGTGAACTAACATTTATAGATTTTGGTGACACTAGTAAAAGAGGAAGCTGTTTTGCTTTTGTACAGATGCTATATAATCTAAAAACATTATCTGATGTTCTTGTAATGATTGATCGTGATTTTGGATTGGGAATAGTTGATACAAAACCAACAATAGATTATAAACAAATAGTAACTGAATATGAACAGCCTATTGACATTCCCAAAAGATATTCTATTATTCAATGTGTAACTAGAAACTTCACCAATGAAGAGTTAGAATATTGGAACCAATATCACCAGAGTGAAGATGATCTTAAAGCCAATAACATATATTCTATCAAGAGTGTATTTATGAACAAAGAGAAATTTTTACTAAAGGAAACTGATCTTAGGTTTGGTTATCTATATGGTGATAAGTGGAAGATATATAGACCACATGCCACTAATAAGAAAGCTAAATGGATGCCTAACAATGTTCCTATTACAGCTATGGATGGTATGAAGGATGTTATCAACTGTGATAGACTATTCATCAATAAGAGTAAGAAAGATTATATGGTGATGAAGAAAGTGTTTCCATGTAGTTGTGCTGTTCAGAATGAAGGTATAGCATGTTTCTCTCAAGAGAATGTAAACTTTCTTAAAGCTAATTCAAGAGAGCAAATATTATCTTTTGACTCTGATGTAACTGGTGTTAAGAATAGTCAACAGATAACTAAACTGTTTGACTTTGGTTATTGTAATGTTCCTAAGATTTATCTAAAGGAAGGTATTAAGGATTGGGCTGATTTAGCTCGTGCACATGGAATGGAAGTAATAGAAAAGTATTTAAAACAAGAAAAATTTATATGAAAATATTTGCATTAGAACTTTCACAAGAGTTGAGAGGAACATATATAGGAACCTTAGAAATCAAAGCTAACACAAGAAAAGAAGCAATTGAGAAACTAGGAAGAATGTCCAATACAGAGATTGATGAAGCTGTAGAATGGGACCACGCTGATGAATACTATGGAGAATTAAACACAATTCAATTAATTAAAACAACAGAGATATGAGCATATCAAGAAATTTAGAAAGAAGTATTGATTCTCTTAGATCAGAAGTAGACTCAGTGATAGATCAATTACTAGATGTAATAAAAGATCTAGAAAATGAAATTGATGATTTAACTGATGAAGTTAGTGTCTTAAAACAACAATTATAATCATGAGTGTAGAAGAATTAATCAAAGAGATTCAGAATAACACTGAATGGCTATCTACCACTGAAGAAGATGAAGTGGAATGTATAGGGATAGAAAATTTAGAAAGCTTATTAACAACATTTTTTAATAAACGTATATTAATTTCACAAGAACATGGATAACAAGAAAACTTATGTTACAGCAAAGCAAACATTAATTAGTGCAACTGTACCACAACAAACTAAGACTTACAAACCAGTAAGTCATGAACAACTAATGGACCTAACGTTGAATTCCATACATGGTGCAGGATTTGAATTAGACAAAGAGGTTTACACTTCTTCATCTAATGGTCAAATTGCAAATGGTAGATTCACGATTAGTAATGTAAATGATAGAGATATGCAATTACAAATTGGTTGGCAGAATAGCTACAATAAAACGCTTACATTAAAGTTTGCTATTGGAGCTCGTATATTTATTTGTCAGAATGGTTGTGTTAGTGGTGATTATGGTGCCTTCAAGAAGAAGCATGTTGGTCAAGTGCAAACATTTACACCAGCTGCAATCACTGATTATATTAAATCAGCAGGTGATGCTTTTGAAAGAATGCAAAGGGAACGTGATGCAATGAAAGATATTCAAATTACTAATACTAGAAAAGCAGAACTTATTGGTAAGATGTTAATTGAAGATGAGTTGATTAATACAAATCAATTAACTACTATTAAGAAAGAGCTTACATTACCAACACACGATTATGGTGCTAAAGATTCATTATGGGAACTGTATCAATACACAACCTATTCTATGAAAGAAGTTAATCCTAGATTTTGGATGGACGATCACATTAAAGCACATAGTTTCTTTGTTAATGAAGCAGGCATTCTTGTACAACCACAAGCACAGTTTGAATTTAATAGTCCAGGTAATAGAAAACAATTAGACTTATTTGAATTAGTATGAACGAATTAGTACAATGGGCAAGAGGATTAAAAAATCAACACCCAGATAAGTTTGATGAGATATGGGACTTTGTATCGCTATGTCAAGATGAGATAGAAGAAGGTGGTTCTCCTGCTCATGAAATACAATTATGTAAAGAATCAATTAGACAACTAATAGAAGAAGTATGAAACTACAAGAGTATTTAGACAACCTTATAACTATGATTAAAGATAATCCTAAGATTGCTGAGTTCGAAGTGATATATTCACATGATGATGAAGGTAATGAATTCCAGAAAGTTGGAATGCCACCATCATTAATGAGAATAGATGATCTTAGTCAGGATAGGAACTTAGATCCATGGTTTGATGGAGATTATAATGCAATTTGTATAAATTAAAAATTATGGATTTCGAAAAATTTAAAGAACACTTTCACGAGAGCTGGCATGCTAAAATTAAGCCATTTATTGAGAGTAATGAGTGCAATGACATCTATAAATATTTAAAATCAGAAAGTCAGAGGGGCAAGAAAATTGCTCCTCTTTCTCAACATGTTTACAGATGTTTCTTTGAAACTCCTCTCACTGATGTTAAGTTAGTAATATTGGGTATGTGTCCCTATCATACATTTAAAAATTATGAACCAATAGCTGATGGGTTACTAATGGGTTGTTCTATAACAAAACATAAACAGCCTACATTAGATCAATTCTATGACGCTATAGAACGTGAGCTTTATAATGGTGTATGTTTAGGAGCAGCCAAGCCTGCAGATGTTAGACATTTGACAGCACAAGGTGTTCTCATGATGAATGCAGCCCTTACAACAGAAATGAATAAAGCAGGAAGCCATTTGGAAATTTGGGAACCTTTCACATCTTATGTCTTCAAAGAAATAATTAGTACACTAGGTGTGCCAGTTATTTATCTAGGTAAAGAAGCAGCTAAGTTTGAAAGATATGCAGCACCATTCACTTGGCATTTTCCTATTAGTCATCCAGCATCAGCTTCTTATAGAAATGGAGATTGGGATTCTGAAGGAGCATTCAAGGCAGTGAGCAATATTCTTAAACAAAACAATGATTATGAAATTGATTGGTTGGACACATGTCCTTTTTAAAAATTAAATTATGGAATTAGTAAAAATAGAAGATTTAGAAGCAGGAGATGAAATTGTCATCTCTTGCCAATCGTATTTTAAATACTTAAGAGTGTTGGTAAAGCCAAGATTAAGTGGTAAAAAACATTATCATACAGGTAGACCCTTATATAAATCTGTAAAGTGTTCAACAATTAGAATTAATAAAACTCAAACTTATGTACATAATGGTCATACACATAGTTATGATCGTAAGGAATGGGGATTTGGTCCAGATGATCACAACTTCACACAATACATAGATTTAGATTACAGACAAGTATTATTAGCAAAGAAAAATTAAACTTAGAAATTATGATTTTAGAAAAACAAACAGAAGCGACAGTATTACAAGAAGGAGTTAGCCAAGATTCAATTGGCATGTCATTAGACTTAGATTCTGCACAGATTTTGATGCAGATGTTAAGTAAGAATCTATATTCAGATTCAATAGGCTCTACTATCAGAGAGTGCGCATCTAATGCACTAGATAGTCACAGAAGAGCTGGTGTTGACAAACCCATCATTGTATCATTTAAAGAAAACAGTACATACAACTATGAGTTTTGTGTAGAAGATTTTGGTATTGGTTTAGATGCTGATGATGTGCGTAACATTATTAGTAAGTATGGTAAATCTACAAAGCGTAATAGCAATACAGAGTTAGGTATGATGGGCTTAGGTTTTAAGGCTCCATTAGCATATAGCTCTAGTTTCTATTTTACATGTAGAAAAGATGGTGTTGAACGTAAGTATATGATGTATGAAGGAGAAGATACTAATACTATCGATCTTCTTTATGAAACACCAACAACAGAGGATAATGGTGTAAAAATTATCATACCAGTAAATTTTAGTGATCGTAATATATTCATTGAGAAGATTCAGGAACAACTTGCATATTTTGAAAGTGTTTACTTTGATGTATCAACTGATATTATTACTAATAATTTTAAAATCTATAGAAATACTGACTATCAATTTTCTGATCTTGTTACTACTCAATACATGCACATCTCTTTGGATAATGTTTATTATCCTATTGATTTTGATAAGTTGAAAATAGCAGCAATTAGATTTCCTGTAGCTCTTAGATTTTCTTTAAGTGATGGATTGTTTCCAACTCCTAACAGAGAATCAATTAGATATACTAAAGAAGCTATTGACATCATCTTATCAAAAATTAAAACTGTAGCTGATTTATTTGTAAATAAATACAATAACATAAACTCACAAACTGATGATATTTATGATGTTATAGAATTTTACAACAATTCAACTAGAAATGTAGATATAACTAATGATGGAGTTATTCATTCAATTAAAACATTAATTGATCATAGTAGCATCCAACCAACTACACCTACATTCAAAGATGTTAAGTTATTAAACTTTAAGAAGATTTGTGAGAATAGAGAAAATTGGTTAAGAGACTATAAGGTGAATGTTAAATTTCATAAAGGGAAAACTAATACGATGAAAGATAGATATTGCTATGAGTTTCAGATTAAGAATTTAAGAAGCTCAAAATGTTATATCTATACTGAAAAACTTACTGGTCTTATGAAAGATTATATTAAATTTATTAGTAATTCTACTGTACCAACTCTTCTTATTAAGAAAGATAGATCTATGAGATTAGGTTCTCCTTGGACAACTACTCTATTTAGTTATGATACATACACTAGTCAATTAGAACTTTCTCACTATCCTAAAAATGAATGGAGACAAAGAATTACAGAATTTCAGTCTGTAATTAACTCTATAACTGATAGATTTATTAATGTTGACACAATTACTATTCCTCAATCATTTATTGATAGTAGAAAAAAATTAAGAGTTAGCTCTAATGGTTCAACTTATGTTGGTAGAGCTCCTAAACTTAAAGGAGAAATCATTGGTAAGCAAGCCACTCAACTACTAAGATATATGAATGGTAGGAATTGTAAATGGGAACCAACAACTTATTCTTTAGAAAATATTCATAAAACTCCAGGGCTATGTGTTTATGGTGGAGTAAATGATGTTGATCAAATGGATAAACTTTTTGGTGCAACTGATTCAAAAAGAATTAGGTTTGTACAGTTTTCAGATAGAGAGTTAGTTAATTTAAAGAAAGTAAATGTCCATAATTGGATGTCATTAGAAAAGTTTATGAAAGGTGATAATAAGTTATTTAAACAAGTGGTAACATCAAGGTTAATACATGAGTTAAAAACTCTTAATAGAGATGTATTTGAGAAACGTATTATGATGGATAAGGTGTCATCTGATTTATATAATAAAATTGAAAAATTAGATGTATATAGAAGAACACATCATCAAGATGCCTCACATGCTTTATACGAAGCAATGCTTGAAATAGCAGAAGCTAATAACTTATATGATGTTGAAATGTATACTATCTACTTAGAAGTGAAAACTATATTAGATAGATTACCATTCTTACAAACATTATTTAACAAGATTAATAATTATGCTTATAGTGGAGATACAAAAATGATAAGTGTTATTGTTGATCTTTGTAAGTATTACGAGCAGAGAGTTAACCTATCTAATTACAAACTATCTCTTAATGAAGATCTTCCATTAGAGAATGAATTAACAGAAGACACAGTTGAAGAGTTATTAACTCAAGACTAAAAACAATCAGGAGGGGCTAGGTGGCTCCTCCTTTATTAAATTAATCAACAAAATAAAAAACAAAAGAAAACATGGGACAATTTAGTTTAAACTGGTTTAAATCAGCAAAAGAAAAAGAATTAGAAGAGTTAAAAGTTCAGGAACAAAAACTTATAAACCTAAACTTGTTGCAAGACATGGCTATAAAGCTTGAGAAAGCAGGTGAGTTACCAGAAGAAATGGAAATGGGAATTAAAATTATTCCTAAACCATATCTAAATGTAAAATTAGTTAATGATGTATTAACTGTTATACTAACTGATGGATCAATTCTTAGCAAGCCAAATGCTACAGTGACAGACTTTCAAAAAGTAAGAGGTGCCATTAATGAATCTGAAATATTCAGTGTTATTAGTACTCCTGAAGTAGTAAAAGAAAAAGCTAGAAAGGATGAAGAAAAAAATAAGCTTGCATTTCTTATAGAAGGAATTGATAAACTTGCTACTATTAGTGATTTTGAAGTGAGAGATGATTCTGTATATCTTGCTGGTATCAACAGAACTCTACCAGAATTATTAGTTGAGAAATTCTTAGATATCATTGATAGAAATGAATATTATGGAGGATTTTCTAAAGAACCATTAGTTGATAGACTTAATGTAGATGAAGAGTATGTAGCATTGAAGAGATTCTTTATGTGGTGCTGCTTGAATCCAAGAGCTGAAGTAGCTCATGAGTTATATCGTTTCTTAACAGAGAATAGCTTTAGAATTACTAAACAAGGATTCTTTGTTGCTCTTCGTAATGTTGTTACAGTAAATCATGGTGGTGCTGAACTTGTAGACTTTGTAAGTAATAGTTACACTAAGGTGAAAGCTGTATGGAAGAAATCTCCAGACAACTATCATGTGTTCTTAGAAAATGGTGAATACAAACTTGTACATACAGATCATTTAACCAGAACTGAAGTTCATACAACTACAGAATGTTATCATTGTGAAGGTGAAGGTGAGATTTGGAACGATTATGATGAATATGAAGAAGATTATGGTGATGAATCAGAACATTGTATTGAATGTGATGGAACAGGAAAAGTGGAAAAACGTCAATATATACGAACCATCCGTGTAAATCATGGTAAAGACCTTGGTACATTAACAGCATTATATCTTGATCTTCCAAATATGGCTGAGAATAGATATACAGATGATTGGACCAAGACATTTGATATTCGTGTTGGTAAACTTGTTAATATGCCACAAGATGAATGTAACTGGTCTACACAAGATTGTGCTGCTGCTGGTTTACACTTCACTGCTGATGAGATTAACTATGTAGGATGTGGTGATCAAGCTATGCTTGTTATTATCAATCCTATGAAAGTGGTTGGTATTGGTGAGAAGAAAGGTAGATGTTATGAATATCTTCCTATCATGACTGTTAATCGTGATGAGGTTACACAGTTATTACATGATGGAGATTTTGATACATTAGAGATTGACGATGCTTACGCTATTCGTGAATTAGCAGATCTTGAAACTAATGCAACTCTTGGATTTTCTATAGAGAGTTCTAAGTATCAGTTTAATCTGCCTGCAATATCAAGTGTTGAAATAGAAACAATCACTCGTTCATTGCAAGATATGAAGAATGAGCTGTCTGACCGTATCACAATTATAGATTAGTTTATTTCGTCCCAGAGATTTATTATCTTTGGGACGAATTAATTATATAATTATGGTAGTAAAAAAGAAACCAGTAGTAAAGAAATCTAGAGTTGTTAAAAATAGAAATGCTGGTACAATGAGTGAAAGTGCTTTTTGGTCATTTATTAGAAGTGGTCTTAGACAAAAGAGTAGATGGTGGAAACCAATTACACAATGTAAATTAGAAGCTAAAAGGCCATATAAGGGAACAAATAAAAGACAGAAGTTTGAATATCAATGTAACGAATGTAAGAATTGGTTCATGGAGAAGTTAATTAATGTTGACCATATACATCCAGCAGGTTCGTTAAACTGTGCAGCTGATTTACCAGCTTTTGTCGAAAGATTATTCTGTGAAACAGATAATTTACAAGTGCTTTGCGAAGCATGTCACAATATTAAAACACAAAACGAAAGAAAATAATTATGGCAAATCAAATTGAAATTAATAAAGACCCTTCATTCTATGAGATATGGCATGAAGGAAAGGTAACACATGATGGTAAAGAACACAACTTCTGGTTGATACATCCTAAAGGTGTAGACATGAATGGTAATGAATATGAAATAGATGTTCGTTGGTTCTTTGCTAGGGTTCCTAGAGAAGTTAGAGCACTAATACCACAAATCATTGATGCATTTAAATCTAAAGCTCAAGATAATTTATAATATTATGATAAAAGGAGTAGCAAAAACAGAAGCAATGTATAGGGCTGTTATTATGGACAGCAGTAGTTCATTGAAAGACTTTTCTCAGGACAGAAAGAAATATCATAAAAGATATGTCCTTAGAGAGAAAGTAGAAGAGAAAGAGAATGCAGCAGCAAACATGGGTAGAATGGTAGAAACTCTATTGTTAGAACCACATGAGTTTGAGGGTAGGTTTTATCTATCTGTATGCACATCTCCACCAACAGGATTAATGTTGGCATTTGTAGAATCTTTATACAGAAATACTGTAGAAGCTATAGATGACATGGGAGAAATCACCAGAAAGTTTGAAGACATTGCAAAAGATGCTTATAATGATTCAGGATTCAAAATTAAGTTTGAGGCTGTTCTTGGTAAGTTTGTTGGTAGTGAAGCAGAAACTTTCTATAAGGAGATGAGAGAGGTTAAGAGTAAAGGGTTGACAGTTGTTACAACTAGAGACATTGAGTATGCTGAGAGGATTGTAGAATCGCTTAGAACAAACTCTACTACTGCTAAGATTGTTAATCTTGTAGATAGTTCTCGTTACCAAGTTATTCATCAGTTCCAGATAGAAGGATATGTTGTAGATGGTCATGAGTTTAAATCTATGATGGATAAAATTGTTATTGATCATAATGAATTAACAATACAGGTGTATGATCTTAAATGCACTTGGTCTGTAGAGAACTTCTATGAAGAATACTATCTGTATAGAAGAAGTTACATTCAAGCATATTTATACCATAGAGCTTTATTTGTTTCTGATAAAGAAGTGTTAGGATTTGATCATAGTGAATATGAAATCTTGTTCCCTAAGTTTATTGTTTGTGATAGCACTAACTACATGGACCCATTGATTTATACATTAAATGATTCTGATATGGATGATGCCTATCATGGTTTTCAACATAAAGGTAAATTCTACCCTGGTGTAAAGAGTATTATTGAAGGATTGAAATGGGCACAAGAGAATGACGTATGGAG